GATTGACCAATTTCTCTTCCCGCAATTGCGTAATCACAGTGGACGCTAAATAGTCGCTTAAGGGTTGATTCATCTTCTTCTGTATAGTTATTCAGCGTAAAGCACCAACGTTTAGATGAGTGTGAAATTTTCGTTTTTAAAGAAAATATATTTTGCAATTTGTGGGTTAACTAATGCCCTATATAGTTGTGATTTAGTTGTTAGGCAACTAACTCGAGTGTGAACTTGGTATGGAACATTGAAAATTTTTGAATTTGAAAATTTTCTACTTATGTTTTTCCAAAAAAACGTAATAAGGGGTCTATAGGTACAGTATTACCCTATAGACCCCCCTGTACAGCGTACAGGTGTTTTGGCGGGAAGCATGAATAATTACGTCTTGTTGTGTTGGCAACAACAAAACAGCAACAACATAATTGTGAATGAGATGGTATGGAAAAAGAGGTTTCGCAAGCGCAGGCCGACGGTTCGCTCCCTCGCGAAGAAGGTACACGCGCTACAGGGCGCTTCGGAAGTAAAGGAACATCATCAGTATACGTACAGCAGAGGCGGTGCTGCTCTTTCCACCACTTTCAATGCAACCACTCCAGTTGTTTCCGCATGTCTCTGCACTCCTCAGCGGGGCTCGGGGATTCAGAATCGGGACTCAGACCAAATCCGGTTAACAAGTTTGCACTTATCCGGGGTTATCTACGTGCCGGGTGGCGGCGCCTTCTTGGGTCAGAATAATAAGGTTCGTATTATTGTGTTTTATGATATGAACCCTAATGGTGCGCTCCCTATTCTTTGCGGCACTGCGCCAGGTTCAGGCAGCAAACAACCTCTTTTTCTGACAACCAGTTCGTCAACCATTTTTCCATTCACACAGTATAACACCTTGGATGCTTGTTATACGCAATACAAGGTTATATATGACAAGACGTATAGCCTGCAGACAAAGGTTGGTACCTATAATACAGCAACAGGCCTCTATTCTTCGGTCAATCCTGAAATCAACTTCAACATCAAGAAGAAGCTCAAGCGCAAGACTAGTCTTGAGCGAGGCAATGCTGGCAACATAGGGGACGTTCAAACCAATGCCCTCTTTGTTGCCTTCATATGTGACTATGCAGGCAGCCCCACCCTCGAGATTGACTTGGATAGTACAGTTTACTTCAAAGATGACTAAATAAAAATTTCTTTTCAAAAAAAAATTATTTGCACAAATATAAGTTATTAAACGTGGGGGGGGGGTGGCGGCAGCCTGGTTTGGTCTGGCGAAGCCAGACTTACCGCTCCCCCGCGGGCACGAAATGACCACATAGCGAGTACTTAAGCTCAACAGCGCTAGACTACCTATAGCTAAGGGACGCCCCCGGTGAGCCCCGTGTGAAGGGGGCGAACCGGGGGCGCGGGGGTGGAACCCCCGCAAACATATACAGCTCGATCACAAAGCACGTCCTCGATTTTTAAAAAAAATATAATTTGCATTTATTTCCTATCTTCAATCTTAAACTCTTTCACTTTAAATCTTCTTCTTATAGCCTCTTGTGTCTCTTCGTCTTCCCATATTTGCTCAATCATATACTGTGAGGTCACAATTATATGTTTGGGCCTTATCCATCTACTAGCACCCTTCTCCTCCGCCAAAAAGGCGAACTTATCCGCCCATATTTTAATCATGTAACTTATCCACTTATGTGTGGGGTCCAAGTCTTCCACTATCACCCATTCTTCACCTTGGTACCCACACCACCACTTGCTCACTGGTTTTGAGTAAAAGTCGCTGTTACAGATTGCTCTGGCGTAGGTGGATTTCCCTGTTCCTGATTTACCCCAAATCCAGGTGTTGTCATAATCGGGTAAATCTGCAGGTCTTTCTCCAAATCGAGCTTGAATTCTACTAAGATTTGCATAGCTTGTAATGAGAATTCTGCGATCGATCCGAGCATAATCTCCCACAATTGCTGCGTTGTAGGCATCATTCCACTTGTTAGATTCACCACCGTCACCACTATCGTTCGGCAACGTACCCAATTCCCAAAAATCTCCGTCTTTCTTACAATACTCCGAAGCTTGGGTGGCTGTTCCTCTGGAAACTTCCCAATGTGCAGAGTTTGAGAAATTGGATCGGACCCCTCCAAGTCGAGTTCGTCGTTGCAATACAATGTAACCTTGTAAGTGCTTTGTCCCTGATTGACCAATTTCTCTTCCCGCAATTGCGTAATCACAGTGGACGCTAAATAGTCGCTTAAGGGTTGATTCATCTTCTTCTGTATAGTTATTCAGCGTAAAGCACCAACGTTTAGATGAGT